AGAATATGCACTCCCTGAAGCTCTTATTTGGCTAGGAGAAGAAAAAATGTTTATTGATCTAACAGAATAAAGACTACTTAAAATGAGCAAAACAAAATTATATTACCTATTCCTGGCAGTGATGTATATCCTGCTGGGATAGGAAGAAAGGATAATAAAATGAAACCAATACTTGATGCTTGCTGCGGTGGAAAAATGTTCTATTTCGATAAATCAGACGATAGAGTATTATTCCAAGATATTCGCAAAATAAAGACAACTCTTTGCGATGGTAGAAATTTTGAAGTAAATCCTGATGTTCAGTGTGACTTTACTAATATGCCATACGAAAATGAAACTTTTTCTATGGTTGTATTTGATCCACCTCATTTAAAGTACACAGGGAGTAAAAAAGAATTAACCGGATATCAAATGATAAAGTATGGTTTTTTGCCTTCTGATTGGCGTGATATGCTATCAAAAGGTTTTAAGGAATGCTTTAGGGTATTAAAATCAGGTGGATTTCTTATTTTTAAATGGAATGAAACTGATATAAAGGTTTCTGAAATTTTGAAGTTAACACCTGAAAAACCTGTCTTCGGTCATATATCTGGGAAAAGATCAAATACTCATTGGATATGTTTTATGAAAAACAAATAAAGGAGAAAAAGAAATGAAAGGAATACTTATAGAAAACTACATTTTCAAAAATGTAGAAGTAAAAAAAGGTACAGAAGTTGGTGTACTTAATGGATATTGCACATGTGATTCATACGAATATATGATAGAATTGCAGGATGGAAGACAAATTCCTGTAGATTCAAAATATATTGAAATAACTGATTATAGACCTTTTGTCAGTATAAGAGAAAAAAAGTTTGAAGCTGCACTTGCTATCATGCAAGGAATGTACGCTAACGGTAACAATTACGATTCTCCTTCTGAAATTGCTCAAAAAGCAATTACACAAGCGGAAATATTTATTGATAAAATAAAAGATAAGCTATGAATAGAGAAATAAAATTTAGAGCAAAAGCATTAAGTACCAATAAATGGATATTTGGGGATTTACATTTACTTGCAAACTTTCCTCATATACATGACGCGTTAGGAAAGAAACATTTGATTAATTCTGATACTATTTGCCAGTTCACCGGATTATATGCTAAAAGCGGAAAAGAAATATATGAAGGTGATATATTAAAAATAACTGAAGGTTCTGTAATTTGTATCTGTGTAGTAACATGGAATGAAGAAATTGGAGTGTGGAGTTTAAAGCTGAGAGGACATACAGAAACCGGAGAAAGGCCTTTAGGAAAATGGTTGTGCGATAATGATTATGATATAAAAGTAGTTGGTAACATTTTTGATAATAAAGAGATATTGGAATATGAGTAGTAAAACACAGCAGCCAAATAGCGAAAGCAAAATAATTGAGCTTGATACTGTTCTTGAATATAAGGATGGTGAGGTATTCATCAAGAAGATGAACACAAACGAAATGCCGGCAACACTGACATTTGCTCTTGTTCTATCATTAAATAAAACGATTGTTGAATATTATAAATCACGAAATAAGAAATGAACCTGAACGAACTAAAAGATATAGCCTACCAGTGCGCAGTTGCGCACGGTTGGCACAAGGAATCATTAACAGATGATCATTGGCTTTGCCTGGTTATTTCCGAGCTAATGGAAGCAGTAGAAGCCGATCGGAAAAACAAGCATGCAGATGTAGAACTATTTAATTACATCATTGATGATAACCTTCGGGAAAAACATTTGTATGGTAGTGAATATGAATTGTCTTATGTACAAGTCTTCGAAAATTACATTAAAGACAGCGTAGAAGATGAACTTGCAGATGCATGTATTCGCTTGTTAGATTATGCAGGACTAAAAGGTTACGATCTGGATAATTACGACTACGAGGGAAGCGATACAGAAGATTATTCTGATATGACGTTTACCGAGGCTGTTTTTTGTATTGTAAAATACATTACAGACAATTTTTATAAACCGGACGAACTGCTGAACGAAATATTTGCTTTCAGTGCTTCTATTAAAGTAAATATCATGTGGCATATCCAGGAGAAAATGAAATACAACCAATTAAGGAGCTACAAACATGGAAACAAAGCATATTGAAATAAAACCTTTAGATTTTGTAAGACCAAAAGGTAAATATTCAGATGGTTTGAATATAACTATATCTTCAAGTGGTATTTCTTCTCAAATTGTAGAAGGTAATTCTTATCCTGACAGATATGTCGGATTAGTAACAGAAGTATCGAGTGATGGATCATGTTCTGTAGAATGGTTAGGTGAAGGAAACAAATATTTGCATAACGCATGGTGGAGTCAGGAAGAACTTGTAATAGAAGATTCACTGCCTAATTTGCTTGCAAGAGAAATGGTTCATCCATTTGGTAATAATGCTGATCAAGTAGATAACTATTATCCTAGAAAATAAATTTAAAAGCTATGAAAAAAATAATGTTCAATGACAAATACGGTTTAACAAAAGCTGTATTGGAAGGGAGAAAGACACAGACTAGAAGAATTATTCAAGCAAATAATCTTTTTAATACTGACAAAATAGAAGATTATATAGTTTTTGATAATGAAATTCAAATAATAGCAAATAACGGTGAAAGTCTTATTACGATTAAGTCAAATTACAATATTGGAGAAACTGTAGCGATAGCACAAACTTATAAAAAATGCGGAGGTTTTATGGAAGATGGTACTCCACGATGGGATTACATATCATGTATTGTCGGGGGTAAAAATGCAGGTTGGAGCAACAAGATGTTTGTAAAACCAGAACTTATGCCGCATCAAATCCGTATCACGAAAGTCAGAATAGAAAGGCTTCAAGACATAAGCGATGAAGATTGTTTAGCCGAAGGAATACAAATAGGGCAATGTGGTAGTGCAGATACACATTTTATGGATGTTTATTATATTCCAAACGACATTCAGCCTTATTGTTTGCCGAAAGATGCTTATGCTTCATTGATTGACAAAGTAGGCAAGAAAGGTGATTGGGATAGCAATCCTTATGTGTTTGTATATGATTTTGAATTAATAAAATAATGAATTATGGAAACAAAGCATATTGAAAAGAAAACCGTTACACGATATAAGTTTGATATTTCTTTGGCAAAAAAGATACAGAACAAAGAAATTGAAGGCAAGATTGTGACACGCGACGGACGTAATGTAAGGATCCTGTGCTTTGACAGAAATTCGATAGACTGTATTGTAGTGCTTATTGACAACAAAAGCTGGGAAATGATAGAATCTTATACTTCAGACGGTTCTCTTTACGATTTAGGCATAGAAAGCCCGCTCGATCTGTTTATAGAAAGAAGTATTAACTGTTAGTTCTTGATCGATAAAACAGGAGATAAATTAGAATACAAAATAAGTAAGATTATGGAAACAAAAATATGTCTGTTTAACCAAAAGCCAATTACTTTTATTATTGGAAAGGATAATAAAATGATGATCAATGCCACCGAAATGGCTAAAATTTTTGGTAGAAAAGTAGAAGCTTTTATGAGAAATGAAACGACTATTCAATTTGTTAACGAAGCTTTAAAAAGCGAGAATTCTAGCTTTTTAAAGGTTTTTTCACAATCAGATTTGTATTATTCTGTTCCTAAGACTGGAACTTGGATGCATAGAATACTAGCACTAAAGTTTGCTGCATGGCTAAGCCCTTCGTTTGAATTATGGGTTTACTCTACCATTGATAAAATTCTGTTTGGGAAATATGAAGAACGTGATCGTTCGTTTCAGCGCACATTGGCTTTTCAAAAAGAAATGGATGCTCTGAAAATAAAATCAAACAAGACAGGAGAAGACTTTACCAAATATCTTCAACTGGAAAAGAATTTAAAGAAAGAAAAAGCGTTAAGGAAATCTCTTACTTCAGAAACAGTATCTGGAATGAAACTATTATTTGAATAAAACTAAATAAACACTTTTCTTCGCAAATACTTTGTATTAGACTAAAATTTATACTACATTTGCGATACCTAACATTACGACATCGGCAAGCGGAAGCCTGCCATACATAATTTCATAGCAGGCATTTTTTATGTCTTGTATTATCGTAGCCATGCGTGGCTAAATATATAACGGCTTTGTACCCCCGTGTGGAGTGTTAATGCACCCACAGCCCTTGTCGGTGTTAGGTAACGGGAAAGGCAAAGCCGTTTTCTTTTGCCTGTAATGCCAAAATACCTAATAGACAATGGCAACAATTACATTAAACAAAACAAAGTCCAGCACTATACAGCAATGGCTGGATAGCGAGAACAGTATTATTACCTCTATCATGGAGGAATCCGTATCAAACCGACAGACACTTCTTCTGTCAAACGCTATGCTGGCGTTTTCCGTTATGGTATGCTCTGCATTTCTTCACTGGGCAGCTGCATTGATTTGCCTTATTTGGTTTGTCCTCTCACTTATTATGTGCCGGAAAGGAGGTTTGCAATGAAAATACAGGGAGTCAGACTAACAGACCGTGCGCTGGGGCTGATACACACTTTACAGGAAAACAACAATGCCAGTATCGAGTGCATTGCCGAAGGTATCTATGAAATCGAAGAAATAGTATTAAACCGTGAGGCTGACGCAAGCAACGACGATCGTCTTATTATGATGCAGACACTTCGCGATATCCGTCACCTTCTCGACGAACTGAAGGTTATTCCAGGATACAGTTATTAGCCGTCCGGATGGTGTATACATTCATTTTCCCGACAAGGTTCCGCAACCGTGCTGCTGTCCGGTATTCACGTCGGGAAAATGGCGAGTCATTTATCGAAAACATACACTAAAATTATACGAAAGTATACTTAAGAAGGGATATAGTAAACTTGCTTTATTATATCCCTTCTTTCTTATGTAAAAATCCCCCGAACCCCCTGAATTAAAAGATTTGCAGACACGCGTAATTTTGCACGCAGAATTTTGCGAAAAATGCGACCAACAGACCAACAGACCAACATTTCAAAAAACGGCAAATACAGCATAAAACCATAACACGCTGATATATAGATATATATATTATTTTATTAAAGTATATATATATATAAAAGTTGTTGGTCGCTGTTGGTCGCTGTTGGTCCGTGTTGGTCGCTGTTGGTCGGAGTGTTGGTCCGGATATTTCGAATGTTGGTCTGCTCGGACCAACAAAATACCCCGTTTTTCGGGCTTTGTTGGTCGTGTTGGACGCCGACCAACATCAAAAGAATACTTAGTAAACTTTGTTTTGTCGCTGAAAATCACTAACTTTGCTTATGTCAAATCACGCTTTGTTGGTCTGTTGGTCTGTTGGTCGCAAAAAATTAGAAAAGCAAGGCAAAAAATTTTTTTTTATGATAACCACATCTATTACTTTAACCCCATATCTTGCCGAATATCTCCGCGGAAAGTATGCATCCGGATCGGATAATGTTGTAAACATACCCGATTCTTCGGACTTGTATCACGTAATCTGGAACTACATGTCGCGCCGCCCTTCAGACGTGGCCGAAACATCCGGAAATATTACGATTGCTCTTCCCTGCCGGCGCGAAGGAAAGGATCCTGCTATATACAATTATCTATCTGAACGTGCAGTGCGCTGCGTAGACAAGGCAGTGCGCCGTGAGTTCAATCAGGAGCTTCATTCCTTTCTGCTTGAGAACGATCAGCGCGGACACCTGTTCGATAACATTGATGTAGTGCTTCAGTTCATCAACATGTATCGCCTGGAAAGTATTACCGAAGATGCCTTGCTTAAAAATTTCTACCGCTGGCGTGAAAACCTGCGCAAGCGGAAAGCACGTCGCGAACGGAAGAAGGGATTGATTGGTATTTTATAGCGTTAAAGAAATTTAAAAACTACCCGACAAAGTGTATCTATTTGTCCGTTTTCAGTGGTAAATATGGCTTAACATGTCGGTGTAAATGGCGAATTATTTAATAGTCAGTTTGTTATGAGTAAAAAAAATAAAGAATTTTCTATTGTCATACGGTTTATTCCGGTAAACCGTATGCAACAGGAAGAATACACATTTCTTTCCGAAGAATTTGACTTCTCTCCTTCCGCTTCATCCGATTCAGGAGGTACGATTTTTCTGTGCGACATGGAGCGTGTAGTTTCCCGCCCCGAAAAAGAGGTTCTTAAAGAGTTCAATATATTGCGTTCTGGCATTTTGGTATTCCGCGATACCAGCGGAAATATGTATCAGGTAGGAACTTCCGACATTCCGGCACGCGTTATGCTTTCGCCCAACCTCAATTCGGCACAGCTTGTAGTAAAATGTTCTATGCTTCAGTCGCCTCTGGTATAGTCCTATATATTATAATAATGTATATCTACATTTGCTTAAAACAAATAGCAAATGAAACAGTCACAGAAAGATCTTCAGCAGCTTTTGCTTTCGCGCCAGTTGATGTTTATAACCGCAGAAGGATATGCTTCTGCGGTTGCCGAAGCGTTCAGCGACGAATGCAAGGATGCCGATAAAAGCATACTTTACCATGATCTGTCAAAAAACATGTGTGAGCAGATGTCTCTTCAGGTTTCCGAAGACAATCCGGTAAACTTTACTACCGAATACACTTCCGAAGAAATTCCTGAAGGGACACTGGCTTACTATCCTGTTTTCGGAATTATCACTTCAGACAGTTCATGGCGTTTTTCTTCTAAGAGGTTTGAAAAAGAACTTCTGGACTCTGAAAGCAATCCTAATATTTCAGCACACTTTCTTCATATTTCTTCGCCTGGTGGAGAAGCGTTCTATCTCGATCGCTTATCACAGACCATGAGTGATTTGACAAAGCCGGTGGTTGCATACGTTGAGAAGACGTGTGCTTCTGCCGCATATCTGATAGCATGCCACGCCGACAAGGTGATGGCTGCTACCGGATATGATAAAATAGGATCTATAGGTACTGTCGCGCAGATGTATGACGATACTGCCTGGATGGAAAAATACGGATATAAGATACACACTTACCGGGCTACTGCATCCGACCTTAAGAATAAGGTTATGGACGATGCTGTTTCCGGCAAAGGTGAAGAATATATTAAAAGATTCCTGAACCCGCTGAACGATATGTTTATCCGGGAAGTGAGAAATAACCGACCGATGCTTGCCGAAGCTAAGGCAGAAGATCCCGTTTTGCGTGGAGAAATCTACTTTACGCCCGAAGCTGTTCAGGTAGGTCTGATAGACAAGCAGGCTACTTTTGCTGAAGCTGTAGCCGAAACTCAGTTGCTTGTAAAAGAAAAAGACATTCAGTGCACAAAAAATCAATTAATAAGTATCATTCTCTAAATTATTCAGTTATGAATTTCAAGGAAAAAGTTCAAAAAGTATTTCAGAAGTTGGGTTGGACCGCAACTAAGGAATCCATGGATGCAATGACTGCGGAAAAATGGCAAGAATTATTCAAAGCGTACAAAGAAGAATTTTCTGTCGATTTTAAAGCAGACATGGAGGCTTACACTCAAGAACAAGCCAACTTGCCAGGTCAGAAAGAAATCACAGAAGCATACAATATAATGAAAGGTATTATATGCCCTGACAAATCTTCTGCTACCGGCGAACAGCAAAAAGCTCAGCCTGCTTCTCAGGAGCAGCCTACAGGCCAGCAGGTGCTTGATATGGCTAGAGCTATTCAGGCAACTATGTCGGCTCTCTCAAAAAATGCAGCTCCCGACGTTCCGGCTGCAACAGTTTCTACTGCCGGAGTCATTGGCTTTGTCGGAAACGCACCGGAAGAGAAGTTCCTCTATGGTATAGACAATCCGTTCTTTTCAATGGAAAAGCCCTGGAACCAGGTAGGCAAACCGGGATTCTCTTTGCCAAGCGACAAAAAAACGGCTGCTGCCTTTGCTGCCGAAGTAGAATCTTTCTCTGCAAGTCTGCAAGATCGTTACAATTATCTTCAGAAGCACAATCAGCTTAACCCTGAAAAGCTGGCAGCCGGAGAATTTACTACCGACTATTCTCAGGTTACATCCATGAAGGGAGGCGACCAGTATCTTATCCGCCGACAGGATGCTATTATCGCACGCGTACTTTCTATCCGTCAGCTTACGCAGTATTTCCCCGTCCGTTACGGTATTCAGGACCGTGATGTAATTTTCAATGCCTTCTTCGGTGAAACTTCACAGGCTTATCAGACTGGAGAAGTCTACAAGGGAGATATGGAAATTGCACCGGAAATGGGTTACGTAGACGATGCCATGATCAAGATGAAGTTCGGTCCTATGAAGGAACTTGAACGCATGTATATCGGCTACCTGAACCGTGAAGGTTCCGATCCTATCAAGTGGTCTATGATTGAGTTTGCCGTAATGGGAGCTTTGGAAACTGCTCAGCGCGAACAGAACATGCGCCGTATGCGCGGTATTTATGTGAAACCTGAAACAGGTGTTGCCGGTTCTTATCTCAATGCCGGTACTGGTGTACTGTACACGCTTATCCGTCTGGCTCATGAAAACAAGCTGCTGCTGACTGATACTATCACCGCTTACGACGAAGCTACCATGCTCGATACCGTTCAGAACTTCCACTCTCAGATTTTGGCTAAGGTATCAGAAGACATGAGCCTCGAAAATCATGTAATGTACTTGAACGAAAACCATAAGCAGTGGTGGATTGCTTGTATCCGTGAGAAATATGGCAATCAGCAGGACTTTACCGGACCTGGAAGCTATATGAATGTCATTCCGGATACTGACATGCGCATTATCTGGCTGCCTTATCTGGGACAGTTGCCGTTCATGATGATTCAGGAGCCGGGTAACATTCAGTTCCTCGAAAATCTGCCTGGCGAAATGATGGCTATTCAGACAGAAATGCAGATGGAAATGGTTCGTGCGTGGTCTGTATGGAAAGAAGGATGTTCTCCTGCCTTCTGTGGAAAGAACTTTACTTCGGCTGATAAGCTGAAAGAAAACGACTATCAGTTCCAGCAGATCTTTATGGTGAAACCTTCTGTTAAGCTGGATGCCGATGCAGTTACAGCTGATGCTTCAAAAGGATTCTGGTTTGTTACCGGAACAAATACCGGAACAAAGGATCTTACCAGCATCGACAAAGCCAAGAAAGGTGTTGCCTACATTATCGAATGTGGTGATATTACCAACGTTACCAGCGTACAGAAGTCCGGTAACTTCGATTCCATCGAAAGCGCATGGACTCCTACTGCTGTTGGCGATTACATTATGGTTAAGCTTGACAGTAAGAACAAGTTCATCGAGCTTGAAAGATGTGTCGGAGGTACACGTACAATCAATGTTAAGGCACAGCCTAATGTTCCGGGTGCAAGATAAATCATTTTACTAACAGGAAGGGGCATAAAGGCCCCTTCATAATATTGATAAGACATGAAATCATTTTCGTATAAAACGTTTTTCTTCCATCTCTTGCTGTTTGCTCTTGTGGTAGGCATTAGCATGTATTTCGATAATGGTATGCAGGCTGCCGGATTGTGTTTGGCTGCTACTAACATGATGTCTATCGGAGATATGGACGATGTTTCCGACCGCGACACACACGGATCTAACATTGCATATCAGATTTACCTGATAAGCATCGAACAGGTAGACAATTCCAAGCCGTTCCCTGCTCCGAATGCTAACCGTGAAGTCGGTCAGATTCCGATGAAATCGGGTGAATACATGAAGTATTTTGCCTGTCATACAATACCTACTTTTATGGGTAACGGAGAAAAAGGTGATATCACTACTTCAGGAACCAACCAATTTGTAGCTGTTATGGGTGGTCAGCGCGACAAGCTGCTGTCATTCATCAAACAGTATGCCGGAGGTAAGTTTGTTATCCTGTTCAAGGAAATCGAACAGACTCAGTGGTATATCCTGGGTTCTTACGACAGACCGATGATTCTTCAGACATTCGAAAATAAGAATGATGCCGACGGACGGTATGCAACATTCACTTTCCAGCGTACATCTATCGACCAGTACAACAAGTATACCGGTGCTATCGTACGTGCTCCGGCTACCGAAAACACACAGGATGCTACTGATCTGAAGATTGTTGCCGGTCAGGATCTGTATTCTATTCCAGACTGTACTTCCAGTGCAAAAACCATTGCAACTGTTTCCGGCCTTGCGGCTAACGATAAGGGACGCTACATTACCCTGATGGGAGAAGGTGTAGAATATCCTGCCACTATCGAAGAAAATACAGTATTCGTTCTGGAAGACGGTGCTACATGGACTGCTCGTGCCGGAAGCCGTATTACATTCCGTGTAATGGATACCGACACACTGGTAGAAATTGCTGGTTCACGCGTACAGACAGTAGGATAATTTTCTCTCATGGTGAAGCATAGTTAAACAGCTATGCTTCACTAAAATACATTTACACTATGAAGTATTTATTTAATGAAAAGATAACGCATTACAACCGTTTGAAAGGCGATGACAAGCATGCACAGAAAGATCTTTCCTTGCTTCTGGAATTACAGCCAAAGCTGAAGATTAATCCGTCGTGGGTACGCTTCCCCGAACGGTACGCAAAACAAATTCTTTACCTGCTTCTCGATTATGCTTCTGCCGAAGATATTCTGAAAAACAGAAACGGTAAGCAGCCGGAGAAAAAGAATGATCCGGATAAGGAGCTGAAAGAAACACAAGCCGAGCTGGAAGAAACAAAAGATACTCTTGAAGATGTACAGATCGAACTGGAAGAAACCAAAGAAGCCCTTCAGGAAGCACAGCTACAGGCGGATGAAGCCGAAGAACGTGCAAGTGAAGCGAAAGCCAGATTGGAAGCCGAGAAAAAAAAAGGCAAGTAAGGAAAAAACAGAAGCATGAAGAATATCCGGATATCGACTGGGATAATCTGGCCGACGAAAATGTACAGCTGGCTACCATCATATACAATGACCGTATCGTGTCATGGAAGCAGATGAAAGCCATTTCCGAAAAAATGGACCGTAACGAGTGTACTGCTACCGACATTTTCAGCATGGTACGTCTGCGCATACGGAATCTTCAGGCATTCAAAGAGCTACAGTCATACAATGATACCGGCACGTTCCGTTACCAGCATCCGCTAGTTGAAGGTAAGAGTGAGCGTGCCGAACTTATTAAGCTTCTGCAACAGGATCCGCAGGAGTTCTTGAAAAAACACCGTAATTGCCTTGATTCTATCCGACGCTACGAGTCTTATCTTCGCAATCCTGAACGCCAGAATAGAAAAGAAAAAGACCGGAAACTGCTGCAAAAATACATGCTGCGCGACACGTTATTTAAAGAAATAATCAGTAACAGCCATGAACGAAAAGAATAAAATGCTTGCCGTATCTGCATCGCTAGACAACAAGTATGTGGCAAAAGTAAAGAGTTATGCCACACTGGGCTATAGTCGCGAACGCGTATGCCGGCTGCTCGGACTTACACGCCGTGAAACTACTGTACTGCGCATCCGCCTCACTCTCCCAGGCGATGAATACTACGAAGCATACGAAGCCGGAATTGCAGCCGGTGAAATGAATATAGACTCCGAGCTTGCCAAACAAGCTGAAAACGGAGATATAGATGCTATCGAATTGCTTGAAGAAAGAAAAAATGAAAGATACTTTAAAGACCTACGTAAAGAACTCTTTGGAATATGATTGAATTGAATAAAATATACAATGAAGATTGTTTGAAAGGAATGAAACGTATTCCAGATAATAGCGTAGACTGTATTCTTACAGATCCGCCATATATGTATCTTAAAAATCAAAAGTTAGACAGACCTTTTGATGAACAAGCATTTTTCTCTGAATGCAAAAGAGTGTTGAAAAAAGACGCGTTTATCGTTTTGTTTGGGCGTGGAACTTCTTTTTATCGGTGGAATTGTATTCTTGCTGATATGGGATTCATTTTTAAAGAGGAGATTGTTTGGGATAAGATTAATACAACATCACCATTACTTCCGTTATCAAGAAAGCATGAGACTATATCAATACATTCAATTGGTCGCAAAACCATATTACGGTCTAAAGTACCTTATGAAGAAATTCGCATAAATGATGACTCTAAAGTTATTGGTGACGCAAAAAGAATTATAAGTTATATAAAGAACAACGATATAAATAAGATAAAAGAAGAGATAGACAACGGACTGGTTTATAACAAGAAGAGAGCGCACAAAACACATGTAAGCGCACAGACTGGATTCTTTTCTTCAGACCGTGCTATTGCGTGTATTGATTCTATCAAAAACGGCTGCAACGAAAGGGATATTATATCACTGCTTCGTGACCATTATTCGGCTATACACCCGACACAGAAGCCAGTGCGTTTAATAGAGCGTTTATTAGCATTAATAAGCTGTGAGGGTAATACAATATTAGACCCGTTTAGCGGATCTGCAAGTACAGCTATTGCCTGCATTAATACCAACAGAAATTATATAGGGTTTGAATTAGACAAAGAATATTACGATTTATCAATAACAAGAATAAATAATGTAATGTATGACCGTTCTCGAAAGACTAGATAAAATTCATCCTGACCTGATATCCTCTTTTCTGGCAGACGGCAAAAGTGCCGGTATACCTGCCGACGTGCAGCTGTTCCTGAAACAGATTCAGTGGGCTGCCGAGATCTTTGAATACGAACCGAATATCACACGTGCCAGCAAGAAGTTGCGTCTTCGCATCAATGCCGAGCAACATATCTCGCTTGAAGAACGTACGTGCAAGGAAAGAATATACCAGGCTATCAATTACTTCAATGTCGACAATACGGTTTCCGAGAAAATATGGGAAAACCATTATGCCGATAAGTTTGAATCCATCGCTCAGCTTTGCGCGGCAAAAGGAGATTTGAAAACCATGGCTATGTGTATGGAAAAAGCAAGCGAACACCGTACACGTGCCGCACAGATTGCCGAAGCTGCTACCAACCTAGGAATTACGTTCCTGATTGATCCGTGCGTTCGTCCGGAAGATATGGGACTGGAAACCAAATCGCTCAAAGAGATTGCACGCAAGCATAATGAAGGATTCTATATTCAGCTTATCGACGGATTGCCGATTGATAAAAAAGAGAAAAAACGTCTGCTACGTGATGCTGACATACAGGATGCCGAACTTGTTAATGAAGAATAATATGCAGGATAATGATATAACACAAGATAAGTTCTCTCTTGAAGTAGAACGTATATACATGAACTCCATGCAGGTAATGGCTAACCTGATTGATCCGAACAAACTTATCGTTGAAGCAGCCCGTGCTTCCGGTAAGACTTCCGAAGTCACAGTTAACCGTATCGTGCGTGTAGCAGATTCCATGCCCTCCGAACTTTCTTTCCTGGCACACCGCACTTATGTTGCCCTGTTGACTAATATCTGGCCTAATATTCAGGCTGCATTTTCCCGCCAGATAACAGTCAACGGGCAAACGCGGTGCATGCTGGAATATGGTATCGACTATATTGCAGGCGACGCTAAGATTCCGGATCATTTCCGACGTCCCCGCTACCCTATTTCTTATCCCAAACACAGTGTCTTGTTCCGAAACGGACACCATATACAGCTTGTATCTTCCGATCAGCCTGATTCTGTTGCCGGCCGAAGCGGAGTACATGCGTTTGTCGAAGAAATGAAGCACAACGACGGTGAGAAGCTGAAGACACGTCTGTTCCCTTCCCTTCGTGGTTCTTCTGCCGAAATACGTAAGTCGCCCTATTACCAGGGATGGACGGGTGTATCGGATACTGCACGCGTAGATCTGAACGAAGACGACTGGTTCGAACGCTATGAGGACCAGAACAACCAGCAGTTACTATCAGAGATTGCAACTGTTGCGCTTCATGTAAACAAGGCTGCTTATCAGCGTATGGAACTGCTGAACGCACAGAAGAATACAACCAACCTGGTTACACTGGAAAAAATTAGGCTGGAAGTACAGAAGTGCGACCGTACTATTGCAAAATGGTCGGGACGTCTTGCCGACATGCGAAGAAACGCTACCTTATACATCCGTGCCAGTTCGTTTGTCAACAAAGATATTCTGGGACCTAAGTTCTTTAAAACCCAGCTTGAAACACTCGATACCGACGAGTTCCTGACGGCTATCTGTGCCGTACGTCATAAATCCGTAGTCAACAAGTTTTTCATTCACTACGAGAAAGAACGTCACCAGTTCCGCGACGGATATATCTACGAAAGCATCATGAAGTTCGACCTTAAAGACCATTTCCGTATTACAGCCCGATATCTCACCTACTACAATAAGAACGATGAACTGTATATCGGTTACGATCCGGGACACTTCTCCAGTCTTGTTGTAGGACAGAAAAAGAAGTACGGCCGTGAGTTCCGTATCCTGAAAGAATTTTTCTGCTACTACCCCGACGAACAGCCTGAACTGGCTCGCCAGGTATGGGAGTTCTTTGGTGCTGATGCAGTAAACAAGAGGATCGTTCTCTATCCGGATAGAGCCGGCAACAAAAAGCGTGAAGAGCTGGAACGTATCACTACCGACAGCCGTGCTTTAAAGAGGGAACTGGAGTCGTACGGTTTTTCCGTCCAGCTGATGAACGAAGGACTGGCTACCATCTACCACTGGCAGCAGTTCAAGCTGATGGCATTACTGTTCGGCGGACAAAGCAATGCACTGCCCAGCATACTTATCGACGAAAACGAATGTCCTAACCTGTGCAGTGCCATTCCGCTTTCTCCCCGACTCACTTCAAACGGCCGTATAGAACTCGACAAGAGTTCCGAGAAGAAAATTCCGCTGCATAAGCAGGCAGGTCTTACCACACAGTTGCCTTCTGCTATGATCTATCTGCTATACGGGCTTTATTCGGATGCCGCACAAAATGAATTAAACAGTATTCCTAACAATATTATAGACAATATGAGCGTATAAAAACAAATGTTTTTGCTTAATCTATGCTTTAAAAAATAGATTATAACATGCTGTTTGACATAATAATATATGTTACTCAGTTTTCATTCAGGCAATAGGTTTTTCGAAAAATTTTTGAGGGATTTTTCAAGCGACGATTTTTTGCACGCCCCACTGGTATTTCGATGTGCGCGGCACAAACCTCAAAATCTCGGAAATATGATTTGTCCTTTACATTAGGTAGTAATACAAGTAAATTCGTGTATGAAAAGAACAGAAGAAACAGACGATTCTTTAATCATTCCGGGCACTGAAGCCATGCAGTTAGCCAGAGAGATATCCAAGTTGCCGGACGGTTACTTTACGGTAGCTTTCTACCCGTGCAGCTTGCAGAAGAACGAAGCAAGCACCAAGCTTGTAGTAAAGACCAAATGCAAATGGCGTACTCAGTTGCCGGAAGAAAAGTTCAGTGTAGACAGCGATAATCTGTTTCTCTTTACCGATGAAGAAGAGCAGCCTCGTATGTGTTATTCTATACTTATCAGATACATGGGCTTCCCACAAGACGGATATAAATTACATAAAATAGATTGGTTACAATGAGCAGTACAAAACAACATATTCAAATGCAGGGATGCCTGGGAGTATATGTCAACGATACTGATGTTATCTCCTTCCAGCTGGGCGATGGCAGCATGCTGGATGCTTTGCAAAGAGATCGTTATGTTTATCTCGATCCGGTAGCTACCGAAGGACTGGTCAGATGGATGACTGTTAAAGGATATAACATTGCTTCTCGCGGATGGAATAACCTCAAATGCGAAGAAGTAGCCAGCGATATCAAGCATAACCGATTGCTTCCGCGCCTGATCACCAAGCAGGTTAACATGCTGTATGGCATGGGACCGGCTGTATACCGTATAGGCTTAGTCGACGGTAAGGTAAAAAGAAACTGGGAAGAAGTTCCCCGTATACAGGAATGGCTGGAAAGCTGGGAAGACAACGGTATGGAGCAGGGATATCGTGCGTTTGCCAAACAGAACATAAAAAATTACTACTATTTCCGCGATTTTTTTGTAAAGTGGCGCATGTCTGCCGGTAAGGGCATATTACGCAATACGCTTCCGGTTGCAGGACTTGAAGCCATGGAAAACAAAGACTGCCGTCTGGCTACCACGCTGACAGACGTGGCTTTCAATATGGTTTATTACAAAGACTTTACGGCTATTGCCGTAGGTAAGTTTGCTTACGGCATTAGCCCGTCTTTCCGTATTTACCCCAAATTCCGTGTACAGGATATCAACCAGTACCGTTTTGCGGCTATTTCTCACCATAGAGAAAAAAGCATTGATAACTTCTATGGCGAAAACGAAACGCACGAAGGTACTAAGGCTTATATCAAAGGATCCAACGAAAATGCTGTGTACATCAACAGCTTTTTGCGAAACTCTCTTGCTGCCAAGATTCATATTGTTATCCCGAATGCATGGGTTGAATCAAAAAAAATTCAGATAACCAACCTGTGCAACGAAAACAAGGAACGCCAGGCAAAGGGAGAAGCATTATTACTGTATAACGGCATTGAAATCGGTACAGAATATAAGGAGTCAACACTTATTCAATACATCAAGTACGAACTGAACAAGCTGTCCGAATATCTTTCCGGATCAGGAAATCAGGGTAAGGCATACGCTACTTTCAGCTTTAAAGATTCCAGCGGAGAAGAAACACGCTGGAAAATTGAAACAGTCGATTTGAAGTACAAAGAATACATTGATGCCATTATCTCGTACGATAAGCGTGCTGATGAAGTGCTGCTTTCTTCGGTCGGACTAGACAGCAGTATATCTTCCGTGTCGAAGGAAGGCGTTATCAGCAAGTCGGGAGCCGATGCCTACTACAACTATCTTATATATCTGTTACAGCTTGCTCCCGAAGATGAAATTGTTTGCGAGCCGTTCAACCAGGCAATAAGAGTCAACTTCCCCGATCTGTATGCACAAGGATACAGAATAGGATTTTACAGAGAAATTCCGGCACGCCAGGAAGACGTGTCACCTTCAAACCGTTTAAATGCACAACAGTCATGAGTATATTAGAAGAATTGTTTACCGATGTAGCTAAGTTCAGGGAATATTCTCCCTATACTGAGTCTAACGTAACTTTTGAAGAACTTGCATCAAGCGGAATGAGTGCTGTTAAGCAAGTAAAGTCACTTCTTACTCCCGACATATACAATACTATTATTTCGTCGGATGATGCAAAAAAAGAAGCATTACGAAGTGCGGTTGCCAATTTGACGCTTGCCAAACAGCTTGTGTTTAATATCCTTTCTCTTCGTAAGTCCGAAGTAGATGTATATAAGAACGAGCAGGAACAGATGCGGCGTGCTTACCGCGACAATTACTTCAACTCTATGGATTCGTTGCTTCAGCTGCTCGATAATGATGAAGAGTGGAAGAAAACACCGATGTACAGCGTCATGCAGTCGTTGAAGATAAAGAGTGCAGCTGAGTTTGATGCAGTATATCCTATTGATAACTCATACATGTATTTTTTTCGCTGCATTCCTTTGCAGCAGGAAGCCCTGGACGATTATGTAGGAAGTTATTACGACAGGCTGGAAGACAACGATAAAACAACCCGTAGAAAGCTCGACAGATGTCTTGCTAAGTTTACTGTAGCTCTTTCTTTGCGCAGGTTTGATATTCTGGAATTTCCGGTTACCATAAGAAATCTGTTTGAGGAAACTACAGCCAGCCGAAACGGTACTCAGGAACAGGAAAGAATGATAGACCTTTCAAACGAACTTATGTCACAGGCACAAGAGTCGTTGAAAAGCATTGATCTTATTCTTTCTTCCGACAAGGATACCAATATTGTTACCCAGACATCCTTTAATCAACCAGAAGATAAAATATACCTGATGGCATGAAAGCAGTTGAGTTTTTCTACAAAGGCGAGCAGTATGCTATCCCTAACGACTGGGAAAGTCTGAACACCTATCAGTTTACCGAACTGGTAAGCGACCTCTTAAGTATGTCTATAGGTAAGTTATCTCCCGGATCTGTACGTGTAAGATATGTATGCCGCTACATGGGGTGGAATATTGACAAGATAACAGAAGACAGTATGGCTAACGTGATATATCTTGCCGAACAGATTACATTCCCGTTTGTGATTGTTTATCCCAATAACGACGAAGCCTTGTCCGAACTGGACCAGAACACATACCGCCTTTGCAAGCGAATTAATCCGGAAAGACTGACCGGAGTGACCATAGCAAGGTATCTGGCTCGCCTGAACTACCGGTATGCAATCGACTTGTGTTTCTGCAAACAATTTATTGAAGCTATTTTTCTTCCAGGAAAAAGAAAGCCATTTACGGGATATACTATCGACACTAAGTATCACATGCTGACTAGCGACCTTACCGCCCAGCAGTTCATAGAAGCCCGCGAACTGGTAGACTGTACCGATGAACGTCTTCCGCTTCTGGCTGCCATACTTTATTCTCCCAGACCGTACGACAGCAATGTCGCACACCGTCTTTCTTCTGAGTTTGAAAAGCTCGATAGAAATACGCTGGAAGCTATACGATTTAACTTTAAAGGATTTGTCAACTATCTGTTTACCCGTACCGAATTTAAGTTATTGACGGCTGCACGTCCCGGAAAAGAAAACGCTATCAGCACCGGAGCACAGGAAACATTATACTCGCTCAGTTCTGAAGGATATGGCAGCCTGAACGAAGTCATGCAGATGAACGTTATCCAGTATCTTTCCATACTGCGCAAAAAAATAATAGAGTCTGTCAAGAGCCTGCATACAGCAAAAATGGACGTTGCCCAGATAGCCAATACTACCGGATTACCAATAAACATTATAACTCAGATACTATGATTCTCGAATATTTAACCTATTTTGCTCAGTTCCCTTCCAAAAAGGCCGTTAATGATTTGTTTTCAAACGGACGGTCCAAATTGCCGGAATATGCCGAGCTTAAAAAACAGATTAAAGAACTTCCGGATTCTGTTATACCCGATATTACAGGATATGTTTTCGGCCAACGCTTTGAAGACGTAAAGAAAAGAGTAGACAGTCTTACCGGAACATACTTGTTCTGCGATTTTGGCGAGATATCCAGCTCGCAGAATAATATAGGCAGCATTACCGATTCTCATGTGCGTGCTGTAACTGTTGCCGCTAAGATATCCGACTCTTCCGATATGGTAGAAGTTGCCATATACAGTAACCGTACACTGTACATGTTGAATCTTATCCGTGCGCACATGATTAAGGATGCACGTACTCATTCCTGGCTTAAGCCTATTACCGAAAGACAGACAATAGTTCCTTTTGTCGCTCCCGAACTACAGTCATTAGGCTGGACCATGAAGTTTACTGCATCCGCTTCCGACTGGCTGAATGTAAAAAACCTTATAAGTACAATTTAAATTGAAAAAAAATGAATGAAATTGAACAAGTCACCCAAGTTGCAAAGGGAATTAGCGAGTTTGGCATTCTCGTAATGATTGCGGCTTTCTTCTTACTCCTGTCGGCTGGAGTAATGATCTGGAACATGCGTAGCTACAAGTCTATTATTGAGCAAATCATGTCCGATTTTTCTGATAAGCTTAATCTGATCCAGGAAACGGCAAATAAAAATGCTCAGACCATGATAGATATTGCTGAAGGATTGATTCCGGAAACTCAGCTTCGCATTAAGAATATTTCCGGAGTGTTTTTCGATCTCTCTGTCGAACGTGTTTGCCGAATCATTAAAAGAGTCCGTCAGGAAAACCATATTGTCGACAAAGAGGCTACACGCACCAAAATACGCACATTGCTTACTAACCTTTTCGAAGACCGTAACAGCAAGCTTGATACATTTTCCTATCGCGGGAAAAAGCTGTCAGAGTATTCAAACTTAGATTGGATCGAATGGGTTGCTCAGGTAGTTGAAAATGAAATATACAACGAAGCCGGAGAAAATAACGGACGCGCTTATTCCAATGTGTGTATGGTATACGAGAAAATAAAACTTGATTTTTATCACCGTTTAAACTGATTTGCCCTATGAAAAAGAAATGGATCATTTTACTTGTAGTGATAGCTGTTATTGTTGCTGTCATGGTATACAACCACTATGTACCGTTGTGGTTTAATCTTACCAGCCTTGTGTTTATCGGAACAGGTATCGTGCTCGATCGCTTGATTATCTGGTTATACAACTCTTATATCAAGAAAGGAGATACAGATGAATAAAATAGATGCTATTGTTATCCATTGCTCGGCTACACGTGCCGGGCAGGATATCGGGAAAAAAGAAATTACCCAGATGCACCTTCAGCGCGGATTTACCACTATTGGCTACAATTACGTAATCAGGCTGGACGGTACGGTAGAAGTAGGCCGAAGCCTGACTATCGACGGTGCACACTGCAATTCGAAAGGCTTTTCCGGTGTTAGCTATAACAAGCATAGTATCGGTATCTGCTATGTAGGCGGACTCGATGCAGACGGAAATGCTGCCGATACCAGAACACCGGCACAAAAAGAAGCTTTAGCAAAGCTGATTAAAGAACTCTGTTCAAAATATCAGATTGTTGAAGTGCTGGGACATCGCGATACATCGCCCGATCTGGACGGCGACGGAATTGTAGAATCTCACGAATGGACTAAGATGTGTCCGTGCTTTGATGTACGTGCAGAATATCCCTTTATTCCGGAAATCGTTGTGAAGCCATGAAAATCATAAGAAATAACATTATCCCGTTTAAAGGATTTAAGGCAATTAATCTGTTTGGCGTGTTGTTTGCAAGGAAAAATGCTTTTTTAGACGCTAAAACAATCAATCACGAAGAAATACACACTGCTCAGATAAAAGAATTGCTTTATATCTTCTTTTATGTGTTTTATCTGCTTGAATGGATCATAAGACTGTTTATGAAAGGCAATGCATACAAAAACATTTCCTTTGAACAGGAATGTTATGCTAATGAATCAGACATGTCTTATCTTTCAAGACGCAAAAAGTACGCATGGTTCAAGTATTTTAAATAACAGTTTATGAGCATATGTGATATTATACAATATAAGGCAAGCCGGCATATTCTGCTGGCTTCCTTTCTTTGTCTTATACTGGCATGCTCCTGCCGCAGCATTAAGTACGTTCCTGTACAAAGCCAGATAGACAGTGTAGTAGTAGAAAAGCCTGTAGAAGTACATATACCGCCAGACAGTTCTACTATCTATGCTTTGCTAGAATGCGATAAAAACGGAAAAGTCTTACTTAAGCAGCTGGATATTGTTAACAGCAAGAACGCACAGGCTCAGCTAACCATAGACTCTCTGGGAAATCTGAAGGCTCAGATAAAAACAAAACATGACACAGTATATATTCCTTCAAAAACGATTACAATAACTAAGAAAGAGCAAGTTCCATATCCAGTCGAAAAAGAACTTAGCCAGTGGCAAAAATTATGTATTAAGTTAGGCGGATGGGCGTTTGCCGTCATTATTATAGGAATAATATTTATTGTAAAAAAAGTTATTGATAAATTTAGGAAATAGCCTGATAAATAATTTATATTCACTATATTTGCATTGCTAGAATAAACCAAAATATTAACAACTAAACGAGTGTAATTATGAAAGAAAAATGGTTAAAAGTTAAATCTTTAATTGACGAAGGAAAGTTAGAAGAAGCCAAGGCTTTAGTTGACGAAATTGTCGCAAGTATTCCAGAAACTTCAGCCGAACAAGATGATGAAAAAACTACTATCGGTGGTGGTGCTATTGACTTTCCTATAAAAAAGTAGGATATGATTAAAACAGCAATAAAATTGCTTACTCCGTTCATTGTGTCTATTGTAGACATAATAGGCGGAGTTCTTTTATACTTAAGATGTGAGGGATATAGTATAAATCCAATATATAGAGAAGTTCTAAGTCATTTTTCAGGATCTTCTTTATTACTGATTTTATA